TCATTACCAGCACCTACCCAAGTAACTAGCGCCCCATCAACAACCTCAGCCGCAGTAAAGGATTCCTCTGCGTCATCACTAGAGCGTCTTACGTCCACTACGTTCCCTGTGTAGCTTGTGCTAAGGTTACGTAGGCTGTAGGCGGCAGCAGCAGGAATCAATGCACCTGTGCGTTCTCCGTCCACCAGTTCACGGACATCCAGTGGTGGTACTATTTGAGCATTGACCCACTGTGTCATTGCACCAGAGGATACGTCAGCAGCTGAGAAGTCCTTCTCGGAGTTATCGCTTGCACGTCGTACACGGACAACTGAAGCAATGTTACTTGCTAGGTCACGCAGGCTATACGCAGCAGAAGCCCCTTCAAATAACTGAAGGAGCCGTTGACCCACCCTATTCAGCATAGGGCTACGGATGAGTGAACCCTTTAAGCTGAGGTGCATACTAGTACTTGTGGCAGATTACTAGACCGCTTGTTACAGCTACGGCACTGAACTGACCGTAAAGAACTGTACCTGCGCCGATTCCTACTCCTGTAAGTACAGCAGAGGACTGGTCAACATTGTTGGCGGTAAGTGTAGAGAAGTTAGTGTCAGTAATGATTTGAATGGCTCCGTACTTCTTGCCTGTAACGGAGTCACCGGCATCAAGTACTTCTGATCCAACTGTAGAAAATTCGAGGGCGTTATTGCGTGACTTCATATCGGTATTATATCACAGGGGTTACTATCGAGCCTGGCGGCTGACGTAGGTTGAGAATCTATTTACAAGGTTAGTATTGTTTACACGGTTATCGATTTTCTCCAGTTCCAGTGCAAGGTAAGTACCAGCTACTTGCTCTTCAGCAATAGCCTCCTCTTGCTTGTCCTGTACTCGTAGGAAATCAGCATATGCGCCGTGTGCGATAAAGTAGAACCACTCCTGTGGTATGTCCGTGGATGTAGCTGTAAACGGTGTGAACTCCTTCTTGTAGGTCACAAAGGCTGAACCAGCATCATTGCTACTGATGTTCATAATGTGAGCACCTTGCGATGTAACATAGAACTCGAACTCCCGTGAGGATCTATTTAAGAATGGTTGATCCCGGTGAATGCGGATGAACTCAGCGATGTTGTCCTTACTAGCTTCAACGTATGGAACAGTTTGAGCTGGTGTGGTAGATATAGTTCTCTCCTCGCCCGCTACCATATAGCGAGGCCAGCTCTCAGAGGTCTGATATGCCTCGTGAGCACGTCGATTCACGAACTGAAGGATCTGAGCCTTCTCTGGATCCGTAAGGCTTCCTGCCCCTATTAGGGCTGTTGTAAGTGCCAGTAAATCGTCGTATGACTTCGTCTGCATTAGATTTGATTAGGTGATAGTTCCGGGAACCGCTTGTTGTAATTCTGTAGGAACTCCTTCGAGTGAACCTCGTCGTGTCCGTATTTAGATGTCAGGCGGAAGAACTCACGCGCTGGCATTGTTGCAATCGGCTTACCCAAGGTCGGGTGCGTCTTGCCTTTTAATTCCGATGCCTCCTTGACTGCTTGTTGGTAGCGGTCCTTCTCGGTCGCCGCCTCCAGCTTGAAGCCATTCTTGATCTCGTTCATAAACGCACGATCAATCTCGCCATCGGTGTACTTCTTGATGTTGGGAATAACAATATCCATAAAAGAAAAGGGCGGGGGCATTCGCCCCCAACCCTTGATCAATTAGATTTAAGCGATTGCTGTAATCTTACCGTGAGCGGCTGGCTGGTAAACACCCAATGTAAGGGCGCAATCAACGTAACCGCGCTCACCACCACCTTGGTTAGGTAGACGAGTAGAACCCATAGGGATCAGTTCGTGTACACCGTAGTACTCAGGGTTGATGAGGTAACCTGTGTCCTTGTTAGCTGTGTCAGGAGCACAGTCAGGGTTCATATTTACAACAGATACGATACCGTGATCGCTTTGGTAGAGGTCAACCGATACCTTGATGGTAGAGCTGCCGCCTTCGTAGTTCACGTTGCGGAGGTCGTTCTTACCAGTTTCAAGGACACGAGCGAAGTCACTTACTTCACGGCGAAGAGCAGTGTCAGCAACCAACATAAGGTTGTTGCTTGAACCGTTCTCACGGAAGATCGAAGTGATCAAGTCGTTAAGAGTATCCTCGGAGAAGTCACCGGAAGTGTGCTCGCTGGATGCAGGAGTCTTGTAACCAGCAGGTACAAGAGCGTCAGCAGCAGCACTGTCGATGAAAGTACCAAGACCAGCCATACGATATGGAGTGTCAGTACCGTTCTCAGCTGTACGTGCTTGAGCACCGCAAAGAGTTGCCTCGATGTCGCGCTTCAACTCACGGATAGCTTTAGCTTCAGCTTGTGCAATCTTAGCAGGACCTACGCTGTCAACAGCTTCTTGCAGGTCAGAAACCTGGAAGTCACGGCGGAACTTTTGAACGTAGTTACCAAGACGAGCACGTCCAGAGAACTTGTCAGTGAATGTAGTAACGTCAGCACCTTCGCGGATACCAGCAGTTTCAGGAGCCGAAAGGCCATCAACAGTCCACTCTACGAAAGTAGCATTTGCTTTTGACTTGTTCGCAGAAGAGAGAATTGGTGTCTCTTCAGGAGCAAGGATAGTGAGTACGTCGGTGAGGTCTTCGCGGTTAGAAACAGCGGAACCTGGATTAGTTGTGTCGTATGTATTTGAGAATGACATAATATTGTGTAATTAGTTGTTAATAAGTTTCGGAACTATCGTCCCATTTTGAATTTTCGGAGTTCGGCAAAATCGCGAGCACTACCCGACTCTCTGAACCTAGCTTCCAATTCCTTGATAGCTTTGGCTGTTCTTGTCGAAGTTTTCTCTGGTTTAGCCGAGGATGGTGTCCCTGTCTTTGACGGGTTAAGTACAGGTGATGTCTTCTTGCTCTCTACTGGCTTGCGCCCATAGATGCTGTTTGTAGCGTGAGCGAACCAATAATCCAATTGCGCTGCTACTTCGGGGGCTTCACGTTTGATAACTGTCTTTAGCTTCTTGAAACGCTCGTCGCCTACCGTAGCCTCGAATTGTTTGCGTAAGTCATTGTCCTCACCCTCTAGCCAACTTAGTTCTTTTCGAGCACGATCAGAGAAGGAATCAGCAAGCTGCTCTCCTTGAATCTGTGCTTGAACCTTGTTGAGCTGATCAGGGAGGAAAGTTTTCTGTGCTTTACGAGCCTTTAACAAAGCCTGCCGCACGTCCTTCTTGGTCCACTCCTTACCTTCAATCTCGGTTACTACATCATCTGCTGCGTAGCCATCACTCTCAAATAGAATATCCTCCGCCCACTCGACTACTTGCTCGACTTCCTGTGCCTTATCCTGCAACTTATCGACGGAGTCAAGGTTGCTGTAAGGGTTGTTGTCGACCTTCTTGGTCTCTAGTGGGTTGGGTTTTTCTTGTAGCTTGGCTTCCATCTGAGCAAGTCGTTCTTCGGCAGCTTTACGTTTTGCAGTCAATTCTCCGAATCGAGCTACAGCACGGCTACCTAACTTGTCAGCTAGTTCACGCAAATCATCCTCGGACATATCGTCCAGGTCCAACTGTGAAAGAACATCTTCGGATCCTTCAGTTTCCTCGGTTGCTTCCTCTTCGGCTTCCTCTGACTCAACTGATTCCTCAATCTCCTCTTCGGCTACCTCTTCGGTTACTTCCTCGGTTACTTCTGCTTCGGGTTCTGAATCACTCATCTCAGGGATATTTAGTCCTTGAGTTAGTCCTCCAAGCCTCCGGGCTGCAAGATCCGCGACGGATATATTAGTATTGTCCACTGAACTTTGGTCTGCCTCAGCGTTAGCAGTTGCGATTTTGTCTGTCATATAGTTATCCACTCATTAACGCCGAGCGATGGCGATAAGCGGATTATAACACACTAGTTTACAACTGATCCGAATGACGTTTTTTGAGGGCTTCCCAGTTCACAAACTGGAGGATTTGGTCGTACGTAATGATGCGACCGGATACCTGCTGGATAGTGTCACTGGATGCTTCGTGCATTTCACTGATAGTCTCCTCGCGGAGATCGTGAATAGTCTTAATGAACCGAGCAAAGGTTTCGTGATTATGCAGGGCTTGTAGATCTTCTTGGATATTCATATTATTGTGCTAGTGAGCGCATTAAACTAACTGTACGTGGACCGCGATTCTTCACATCCTTGTACCATTCACTGTCAACCATTTCATCTGCAGCCTTGTTGTAGTCATCAGCTTGTAGTCCTTCACTCATCTTCTCGAACTTATTGAGCTTAGTAAGACCAAGGTTGAATGACATATCTACGATGGCTTTCTTTGCTGGCTCAGGGCGACTTGCAAACTTGGGGTCAAACTTTACGGCATCATTGAATGCTTGAGTCAAGCTACGGTTGTATAGTCTCTTGATCTCGGAGTCACTGAGTTCCTTGCCTTTAAAGATCTCATTGATATCCATACCTTCTTCCTTGAGGATCTTTCGATTCATCGGTTCCTCTAGGTTGAAGCCTATCCCGATGGTTCGCTTGCCCTTGCTGTCCTTGTAGACCTTTGGCTTGTAGCCTTCATTTTCGACCATCATAGCAAAGTATTCCTTTGCTCGCTTGTCCTTGACTCGACTGATTGCGTACTCTCTAGGTGTCATTATAGGTTCTGTGTATCGATATCTCCCATTTGTGCAGGTGCTGTACCTACGCGACCAATCTGAGCATTCTGTGCTTGCTGCATCTGGAAGGTGTACTGACCTGCGTACTTCTGCAATCGAGCTGCAAAGGCTTCGTCCGTCTGAGCACGTTGTGCAACATCGGGCTGCTGAGTGTACTGCTGGATGGCTTGCATTGCAATCTGACCTCCTGCTGGACGTGCAGGCATTTCAATGCCAGCATAGATTTTTGTGAGGTCATCGGTTACGTCCTTGACTACCTGCTGCTGTGCATCCTCTACAGGAGCTAGAACAGAGTCAGCCAGGATTGGATCAATACTAGCGGCAGCAATATCAAGCAGGCTGTCTACATTTAGACGGCCATTTGCATTGAGCTGATTGAGCGCAACGAACTGCTGTAGCTTTGACTGCACAGTCTCCGGATCAGTGTTCTGAACATCAAAGGAAATAAGGATGTCAAAGTCTGCATCAGGGTCACCTCGGTCCATTACCTGTGGATCAGGGATACCAGTTACACGGAAGAAGATCTCGTCTGGTCCGAAACGTTGGAAGCAACGGTAAGCCATACGCATAACCTCTGCATTGTGCTGCAGGAACTTGTCTACAAGGAACTGCTTGCGAATACTAGAGATCTGTGAGTCCTCGTCTAGTCCTACCAGGCGGTCCGCCTGGGTAGACTGATTGACTTCCATTTCTATTGAACCCTGATTAAATGCAGGCGTAGGCGCAAAGTCCAAGTCACCTTTACGGCGATATGGAATCATACGTCCTGGACCCCAGTCGCTAGGTGCCTGTCCTACTGGGTGCAGGATAGGGGGTAATGTAGCTAGGCTGTTGCGGTCAATGCGAGAGTCCCGCTCTACCTTTACTTGGTTCTGAATGCCACGTAGTAAGTCAGGTACAGTAGTTGTATCGTAGAGACGCTTGCTGTCTTCAGACAGCTTAGTGACTACAACTGGGTAGTCCTCGTAACCGTTAAGCAGTTCACGCTTTGCAAACGCTGGTGCTTCTCCGTTACCTCCATCGTATTCCTTGTGGAATACTGTGCAGTAGATACCTTCTGCTCCATCTTCAGGATCGACCAGCCGCTGGTACGCATACACGATTTCTATTAGTTCATTTGCTTCGTAAGCGTTATCGGTCAAGCTTGTACTGCGGCGGCCTTCCTGTTCTCTTTCAATGCTATCAATGTTTACCCCTCGGTAGTGCTCAATGACGTAGTCAACAAAGTCAGCGTCCCATCCTGCGGTTGCTACCTTGTTCTCAAGTTCTTGAGCTGTATAGTAAGTCTTCCAGAAGCAGTAAGGTGCTCGCTGTGGATCAGTTACATACGGAGGAAAAAAGAAGTCCCCATCTGGGGCAAGTGTCTTAATCTCTGGTGCGTCAACCTGTCGGCGAACAACAGGAAGCTCCGCTTCCCCTGTATCCCGAAGTTCCTTGAGGGCCTTCTTAGCTCTCTTCTCGGTAACTCCTTCAAAGATGTTTTGTAAAATAAATACTAGCTCGTCGTCCTTTTCACCTGACTGCACTGCACCAAAAATATTTGGGTCTAGTTCTGAAATCTGTTCTAGGGTAAGCTTCTGCAGGAACTGACGGTCCTCTGAGTGCCAGCCCACGTAAGTAATCAGAAGTCCTCGCTCTAGCAGGTAGTTGGCTCCTAGTTCCATTTCACGCTTATAGCGTGGAATATATCCGCTGGTAGTCATCCACTTAAGGAAGGACGAAACAATTTCTGCACGTGAAATATCGTTGGATTCTACTGGGTACGCCCGAATGTTGGAACGATTCAGGGAAGACATAAACAAAGAAACCAGGCGTGTAATACGCTCGTCGATTACGTGGCTCTCTGTGTCTGATGCTCCCTCCCAAGGGAAAGCATCTGCTCCGTGCTTGCGGTGATCTCGGCTCTTGCCTGGCCACCAGTTGCGGCGGTCGTCATAACTAGTACGGCACAAATCAAAGTATGCCTCCAGTTCGTTTACTGTTTCATCGTATGCGT